CTTAGGTCTCTGATTCTTCCCTTTTGGGGAAGATACAGAGCAGACTCTCAAGGAGAGTCACCTAGACTCCCTGCGGTTGATTGTTTAGATCAACCCACGCCGGCTAAATAGCCGGCGCGACCATAGGCTATCTGTGGTTGACCCGGAATGGAATCCCGGTTACCATGGCCTAGCCCACCTCTCCTTGATGCGGACGGAAGAGGGTCGCCCAGAACGCTGCAGGTGATCCTTGTCTTGGAAAGGCATCTCGCCTCTCTTCAAGAACCACTTCATCAAGGCTCCGTAGTCATCCACCGCGTTTGGTGGTGACTTCGACTCGACCACCATGCCCCTGACAAGGGGGCATTGTTGATCGAGGTCATGCCTTGTCTCCTGGCTAGGGAGCCAAGCCGCATGACGACCGAGCAAGCTGGAAGTTTCTAGTACAACTGGAAAGGGAATAATCTTCCCGATCAGTTCATCTAGGAATCGTACCGTCTGTGGGAAATACAGCTTATCCAGCTGATTTCTCAGGGAGACGGTAGACACCAGCTCGTCAACGTCCCGTCGGCTATCCGGTAGGAGAGTACGCACACGTGCGACCGTAACAGGTACGCCACGGTAGTACTCCATCCCGCAACTCTCTCTGAAACTGCCAGTCCAGAAAGATTTGCGCATGTTGACTCGAAACCCAAAAGCTTCGAGTTCCTGGATAACCTGGTGCACATATTCCACGGGGACAACGATGTCATCCCCGTAGACACGCACCCTGTCATAGAAGGACTTAATGTCCTTCATGACCAGTGGACGGCCTAGCGCCTGCTCAATCCCAGCAAAGATCACTGTCGTAAAGACCAGTGCCTCCATCGGGAAGCAAAGCGCTGAACCCATGGACGCGAACTTGGCGAGTCTTACGGTACTAATCGTACCATCTCGCCGTGGCACATCAGCCTTCCGACTCCTTGTGGCATCCACCGCTAGCCGAAGCCAACGATGATTTGCCAAGAGGAGACGTACATGCTGATTGGAGACCCTATCCGAAGCTTCACTGAGATCCAGTGTGGCGAGAGTTCCAGTGATGGAGCCCTCTCTCGCGAGCCATTGGTTTGGTTCTTGAGATTCGAACTGGATGAAATGGCGTGGGTTGTCATGACCCGCCATCTCTTGCATCACCATCGAGAGAACCCCTTGCTGCATGTATTGCATACAAGTGGGTTCGATGGCGATGATCCGAGGAGTCTTCAGCGTCTTGGGGACGGGGATAACCTTTACGGGTATCTCCTCCCCAGGTTCGAGGATCCGCGTAACGTCCGTCCTGCTAAGGAAGGACTCAGATGGAATCAGGTTCTCCCAGTGTGGGAAAATCTGCTCCAGCCTTCGGGTCCACGTGGACTGATTATACTTCGCGTTACCGCGAAGTTTGTCAGCCGTGGCCCCTGGGCCATGCTTGGGCATCACTCCCTCGTTGTAGATTCGAGAATCTACAGACGAAAAGAAATCTGCCCACAGCAGTCTGCCGATCCTGGCGAAGCGATCGAACCGGTCAGGTTCAGATCGTAGCCGGTAATCGGATTGACGCAGATCCTGCTCACACTCCAGGAACTTGTCGACTGCCCGCCAAGTGCGGTCAGAAGTACACTCAAGCTTCACCTTGCCGAACATCAGAGAGATCTGACGCACGGCTCGGAT